GTTAAGCACCCTCTCGCAAAATGTTCCCTTAGTTAAATGGATATAACGAGTAAAATATATAACCTACTGTATTTATTGATATAAATAACAGAAGAGCATAACAAAAAGTACACTTTTATGTACACAATATAAAATGCAACCCTCAAAATTACCGTTTTTTACCCATCAATTCTCCCACCCTGCTATACTCTCCAAAAACTAAATGGTTGTATGCATATCCACTACTGACCTAAATTTACATTAGTGCTAAACTCACCCATCAATTTTTATTATAGATAATTTAATATGCTCCAGTTATTTGCACGATACTTCTCTGTTGGCATTATTAACACTCTCTTGCATTGGGTAGTGTTTGGTATTTTTGTTTACTTAGTTACCACAACACAGGCTACTGCGAACCTGATCGCATTCATCGTTGCTGTTACCTTCTCCTTTTTTGCTAACGCTAAGTTTACATTTAAGAAGAAAGCAACGGGTAGGAGATACATAGCATTCACAGTTTTTATGGGTGTACTAAGTTACCTGACTGGATTTATAGCCGATAAACTCAATGCAATGCCAATAATTACCCTAATTGTATTTTCAGCAATTAGCCTTGTTCTTGGTTTTTTCTACTCAAAATTATTTGTCTTTAAAGGAATAGAGTAATGAAAATTTCTTTAGTTGTTCCTGTTTTCAACGAAGAAGAAGCGATACCTATTTTTTATAAAACGGTTCGTGAAAATGAAGAACTAAAAAAATATGACGTTGAAATTATTTTTATCAATGATGGTAGTAAAGATTCAACTGAAAATATCATTAATGCGTTGTCGTTAGCTGATGAGCAAGTAATAGCATTAAGTTTTACTAGAAACTTTGGTAAAGAACCTGCGCTTTTTGCTGGATTAGATCATGCCACTGGTGAAGCAATAATCCCTATTGATGTTGACCTTCAAGACCCAATAGAAGTTATCCCCCAATTAATAGAAAAATGGAAACAAGGTGCTGATGTTGTTTTAGCAAAAAGAACTGACCGATCTACTGATGGTTGGTTAAAGCGTAAAACAGCAGAATGGTTTTATAAACTGCATAATAAAATCAGCACACCGAAGATTGAAGAAAACGTGGGTGACTTCCGTTTAATGTCTCGTGAAACGGTTGAGAATATTAAGTTGCTTCCTGAACGCAACTTATTTATGAAAGGTGTTCTATCTTGGGTGGGTGGAAAAGTAGATATTGTCGAATATTCTCGCGCTGAGCGCTCGGCTGGTGAATCAAAATTTAATGGATGGAAACTTTGGAATCTAGCATTAGAGGGGATCACCAGTTTTTCAACTTTCCCACTCCGTATGTGGACTTACATTGGCTTATTTGTTGGCGCTATTTCATTTGTTTATGGTGGTTGGATGATTATAGATAAACTGATTTGGGGGAATCCCGTGCCTGGTTATCCATCTTTACTAGTTTCTATTTTATTCCTTGGCGGGGTTCAACTTATTGGTATTGGTGTTCTTGGTGAGTATATTGGCAGAATTTATGTTGAGAGCAAGCAAAGACCTAAATATATTTTAAAGGGCATAAAATGAAACATTTAAAGCTTTACCACTTGATTGCATTAATATATATACTACCCATTCTTTTAGGTAACTATAATTATATAGATGATTTAAACAGAATGCACTTAGGGTATGGTTGGGATGGTGATGGAAGATTTGCCTCCACATGGGCTATGCAATTTTTGTCTGGAGGGTTTTATATAACAGACATATATCCGTATAGTTTGATTATTTCATCGTTAATATTAGTTTACTCTGCTTCGATAGTTAGTGAAATGCTGGACATACCAAAAAACATTAGAGTATTCACGAACTTATTTTTTTTGGTTTCACCATACACTATAGAGTCTCTATCCTATAGATTTGACTCTATTCCTATGTCTTTATCTGTACTACTGGCCACTATTCCATTCCTATATATTGAAAAAAGAACTACATTCTTCTTCGTCTCATTAATAAGTTTGAATTTATGCTTACTTACATATCAAAGCAACTTTTTCATATATCCTATTATTTTGATATGTTATCTTTTTAACAGCATACTTACAAATAAAAGCGTGTGCAGAAATGATGTGAGAATAACCTTATACTCAATAATTGCGTTCCTTATTTCATACATATTGTATAAGGTTGAGATTTCAACGTTTTCCGCAAACCTTAATGGTCGAGATGAAACAATTATGAATGGGGATTTTTTATCTAATGCGAAGATAAACATTGAACGCACGTATGTTTTTTTGATCAGCCCACTCTTAACACTGTCTTTCTTGGCTTACTTTGCACCTACTGTAGTTATTTCGATTGTATCTCTCCATAAGTTATTGTACTGTAAAATAAAACCACTTAAATCATTAGCGATATTTATAATACTTATGCTGCTAATTTTTATAAGTGTTTTGATAGCTTCTACGCCAAATATAATACTGTTAAAACCTTGGTTCAGTGTTAGAACGGCAGTTCCTTTCGGGTGCTTATTATTTTTCTTTGCAATAATTACAAAGCTTGAGAATAAAAATATACTTTATGCATGCTACTCAATAGCCTTTGTGTATTTATTTTCAATGATGGCGGCCTTTGCAGATGGATTCAAATATCAGGAAAATATGCGTAAAAACATAACAGCTTATTTCGGAGGGGAAATATTAAAACATCCTGAAGCAAAGCTTGTTATTAACGGTGTCATGCCTAACTCCAATGTATTTAATTCAGTTACCAGTAAATTCCCCCTTTTAAAAAGAGTTATACCCAATTACATGGATAACAACTGGAACTGGGGGGTGGGTTACTTCCGAGTTAACGATATTGTAAGTGGAAAGGCATACCCAAGTAATGCATTAAGAAAGAAAATGATAAGTAATATATGCCTTTCGGATTCTGTGATTGAAAATGAGCAAGCTACATTGCGTTACTCTTCTTTTGACAATGCTTTTTTATTAGATTTTAAGAAAACAAAATGTTAAATAAATGGGGCGTAAGCCCCTTTTGTTAGTTAATAAGGCCTATATGAACCACTGATGCATAAATATCCAGAATCTACGCCAGCATCACTTGCTTTAATGTTTTCACCTGATGGTTTAACCAATTTAAGGGATGTATTGGTTGTATTCTTAACTGCTATCACACCACTAAAGTTGGTGTTGTTAGTGAACTGAACTGTTGCGCATGGAGTTATGTTATTCGCCACAAAAGGAAGACCATAGATCTCTAAGTCACCCGTTCCACCAGTAAAATTAGACCATTTCACTTTCATCTCAAATGTTACAATCTCGCCATCATATCTACACTTACAAACGTTTCCTGAATCCATTGATATAGTACCTGAGGTTGATGCGCCTCTTACTAGCAATGCTCCAGTTCTATCCACTACATCAGAATTACTGATTGCCCCCAAGAATTGATTCATGAAAGTTGCGCAGGTCTTATTGGAAAGATTACCACCATTCCAATAGATAGGAGTAGTATTAGATGTTGTTGAACCAGCCCCTCCAATAAATTGGTTTCCGGTTATCTTTATATTCTGTGCATTTTTCCCGATTATTACTCCTAGGCTTGAGTCTGTATTTGGGTAGAGCCCTACGTTACAATTCCTCATGATTGTATAGCCACGCAGAAGAGTTACGCGAGAACTATCAAAATTAGCACCATCTATAACATGATAAAGTCCATCTGACTCGCCTTGATAGAATGCACATTTACCACCTGCATAAATATGACTCCCGCCTCCAAGATACATTCCATTGCCAGTAGCGGTAATGCCGATGCTTTTGTAGTATGAAATTATAGCTCCCATGATTTTGCAATCTCCGGAACGGCAGATCACTCCGTAGCCACTAACCACATTTGCAGGAAAAGAGTCATCCCCAGTTGTTGCGTAATCTCGCTGCATAATAACACAGCCATCGGTAAGGAATAACTCATTCCCAGAAGCTCCCGTTTCTACACCTACATTAAGATAATACTTTATTGCGCAGTTAATTGAGAAATGTAGAAAATCATTGATATAAACACCGGATGCGACATATCGACAGTTAACACCTCCGCTTAATTTAAAAAACATTGGTCTGGAAGATCTACTAGAAACACCCGGCTTACTGAAATCAAACGCATACCCAGAACCTAACTCCTTATCAAAATCGTCAGGAAGAATGGTATTAAAAGCGAAATCTGCTCCAATGAATCCACGCAACTTAATCGATGTCTTTGGATAAATTGGGTTATCTGACACAAAGACGAACCCAGATAGGTCATACCACGGACCTTGTCCGAGTTGATTTGTATAGTCTGTAGCAATTGAAATTGCATAGGAAAATGCAGCATTAATGGCCTCATCGCTCCCGTTCTGCTCTGTTCCTGTGTTACCAAAAGCACTGACGTTGATGATTGTTTTAGCTGTATGTCGGTTATTTTCTTCAATATATTTGGTTAACGTCCCATTATTATATCCTACAAGGTCACTTCCAGTTGGCTTTTTCAATTCATTACGAAGGGATGTATCACCAACACTAAGCCATTTCCCTGCACCAATACCACCAGAGTTATCAGGTGTTGAATCTATTTGAACGATTTTTGGCAACTCACCATCCCAGCGGTAATATTCCCCCGTTACTTCATCACGTAAAACTTGATTAGGTAGTGTTATTTCCGCACCTTTCTGGAACGAGTCTAAGGTGATATATCCAAATTGAGATATTGCTTGCTGAGCGATCCAGCGCAACCCTTCGATTGTAAAATGCTCTTGCCCGAATCTATCGATATACTTGTTTTTCATTGACGTAACGAACTCGTCAATTTTACCTGAGTTAAATTTCAGGTCGCTCGGTGCTTCACTTGGAACTGGATTTTGTGTTGGAATTGTAGACATAATTTTTCCCAATAAAAAAGCCAGCACTTAGGCTGGATATGATTGAAATGAATTTAATTAAACGTTGTAATCTTTCTTTGCAGAAAAATACTCACTTGCTGTAATGCTGAAAGTTCCGTCTGCATTAGGCTTTTTATCGCTTACAATCCATCTCATTGAGTCCATTTCAACGATATTGGATATAACGTAACGTGATGGCGATTGAACATTCATGCCGTCATAGATATTTAGCTGGATATCAGGTATGTCAGCGATAAATCCATAAGCGGTATCGCTTCTTGGTGTAGCCTTAAACCTTTCCGTCGTATTACCTAGGTGATCAGTGATACAAACAAACATCTCACCATCAAAGGCAACTTTTTCATTTGTTGAAAATTGATTTCCTATCCTCTCAACTATATAACCCGCCTGTTGATTCTTATCGTATGTGTCAGCAACAATAATTAAGTCACCCGGATAAACATAATCACCATCTGCGAGAGTTTGCACGCTGATACTCATACGCTGATTTATTAGTCTATCCATTTCTAATAGCGCCCTATCGGTCGCTTGATACTCATTACGACAACCGTGAATGGTTATTTTGTTAGGATTCTTAGCTGGCTTGTTAACTATTTTGTTATCTTCAATACGATACTTGAGATAGGTCTTTTTGTTGGTTTTAGGGTTTACATATTCGATTTCAACACCATCATTACCACTCGGCATTGTCATATCATAAGACAGCGAGAATCCATTTCCTGTCGTGTTAGCTCTATTAAAAGTGCAGGAAGGGTATTGCTTTTCCTCCTCACGAGTAAATGTAAGCACGCCGTTATCCCAAAATGAAATAACACGAGCAACATTGCATATTGTTTCTATACGCTGACCCAACGACACATCTTCATCATCAAACGTGTAATCAAAATATCCTAAACGCTTATCTGGAAGTGATTCATAGATTGAATACAAACCATATAAATCTATGGTGCTTTCTGGTTGTCCAGCGGTAACTAACCAAGTGTGAGCGACAGCGTCAGCAAATGATCGTGATGGTCGTAATGTATAATCAACGCTACGGCTATTCATGTCGTAACTAATAACATGACGTGTAGCCAGTGCGTTGTATTTACGCTCTCTTGTTCCCGTTGGTGCCTCTGTTGCCCTCACTGTTACCTTAACAAGTGTATCTTCTTCATGTACTTCGTTTATTCTCTCTCTAACAATAAAGACTTCCTCTAGCTTAAGAATGCTGTGATCATTACTATTTTCTAATCTAGTTAGTTGAAGCGCATATCTTCCATATCCAGCTAACGGCTTGAATTTTTCCGTCAGATAGTATGTTTTTGTTTTTGGAGCAGATGGGAACCCTCTATTGAATGACTCTCTTGTTCCAGCTATTTCATTGTTATTCTCATCAACTTTCCAGAATTCAATTCTTGCGCTAGCCCAATCTCCATCACCAAGCTGGGCGTTTAAATGCACCCATAACTCACCACCATCTAAGGGGGAAAAGAAAGGTCCTACTGTCAGGAATTGATTATCATAGAGAATGAACTTGGATGTGTTAACAATTGCATTAGGAGGAAGAGTCGCTAAATCACCACCGGTTAGATTGGTGAAAAAGAATTCGTAGTAATATTTTGGTGAGATAATAGCTCCATCATCACTCTCTTTCGCATCGGATAAATAGGCATCAACCTTAATATCCTTTGTAACCGAACCCTGTGGAGTATCATAAGTCACATTAACAACAAGGCTTACTGATCTAGGTTTTACGATATCCATGAAGTATCGAAACTCATCTTGCTTCTCTATCTTTATGGCCGCCTCACCACCTTTAATTTCACCAGAAATAACATTATTAGCAGTAGCTTGATATTGTGGTATTTCGTCACTTTCATTCGGACCCGGTATTTCTTGCCCGTCAACATCAGGGAACTCAAACCCCTCGAATATCTGTGGGATCACTTCACCTGGTTGGAATATCTGATAACTGGCACCATCAAGGGCGATCAGCTCAGACTCTGAATATTTCACATTCTCAATCGTGTAGTAACCGATGCCAAAGTTCATCCATTCAGTAACCATCTTTTTATTGTCGATGTATTCAAACATTGATTGCTGAATGAGATCAGGAAAGGCTCTAACTTGTCCGTGAATTTCAGGTCTAGCCTGATATGTTCTTGCTATATTAGTTTGACCAGTTAAGCGGTTATTAGGGCTTTCCTTTGCATTCACATCAGCAGCACTAAATGATGGTGCTTTGGGTGCTAAGAATGAAAATATCTTGGAAACAAACTTAAACACTGGATTTAGAATGTCGCCAATAATCCCTTTCGGTTGGTCAAATATTTGAATGTGATGAAACTCACTAATAATAAAGTCAAGGCGGCCATCGTCGTTAAGCTTTACGCCGTTAACATAGATATCAACGTCATGATGAAAGTTTTGCCCATTTAACCAATCAAAAAAAAGAGAGCCGGCTTTTATCTCGACTCTCTCTTTCGGCACTCCAGCGACACGCTGAATTTCAATTATTGGCATATTTCATAAACTCCAACTTAGTGAACTTCCTCTCGAGCACAATCAACCTATCCATTCTCACAGAACCGTTTTCACCTCGACTATGTAATGCGTTACCATCGATAATCAAGCCAATGTGAGCGGGTTTTGAGCCTATATAGCCTATAAATATTCCGTTATTTTCTGGTTTGTTTACTCTCTCCCAAAACTCAACTTCATTTTTATAGCAAGTCACAAAATTAGTTTCAGACTCATAGCCTGCGTCATGGTGGATCTCAATACCTAGAACGTGTCGATAATAAAGAACGACGAGCCCCCAACAGTCCATAGCATCAAATGTGCAAGACCTATTTTCCCATGGTTTACCGATTACCTTATTGATGAAATCTTGAGTTGTCATACAGCCTCCAAGCCCGGCCATTCTTGCGGTTCATAAATGCGTCCAATGTTTTTATTCAATGGGTTACTCATAGATAGCGTGACAGTGACACTTTCATGATCCATCGACACATCTTTCACAAATAATTTCCATCGAGTAATTGCTGTTCCTTTGTCTTTCTCATCAAATAAGCGATAGGTAGCCTCTATGGGTGTCATCCTATTGAATGATTTCCATAGTTTAAGTTTCTGCTTGAAGTCTTGTGCGACACGGCTGAATTTAACACTGGCGTCAATGATGGGCGTTCTGCTTTGCTGGCTGTCCGATAGTTCGAAATTACACGGCTGATATTCAACCCCACCTAGAACCTTTGGGAACACCTGATAAGACACGAGATAAATATCGCCAAATGATGGGTGACTAAATTGCAGTGTCTCATAAAGTATTCTATTTGGCCTTTGTGCCCGATACTCTCTTAGTGTAGGCATTACAACTCCTTATACTTTGGTAGAGTCTCAGTGACGATAATATCAAGCCAACTTCCAAATGATGGCGGAAACTCAACGATAATATCGTCGAATTCATCATCTGAATTATAAAGTTTCTTACTAATGACTTGACCAGTCCATGTTACAGAAGATCCATTAATACTGGTTTGCACTGGATAGGAAACAAAATGTAATTCCTGCTCCTGCAGTCCACTACCACCAAGATTAATTTTCATCCTGAACCAGCGATTGCAATTATCAAGATAGTTGGGACTTCGTAACCACTGCGCAAATGCACGCTCTTGTTGAAGTGTAAATATCCAATTCACACTCCATACAGTTTTTAAATCATCAGTTAACTTCTGAAATATAGGTGCGCCTACCTGTGGTTGATCTGTCAAGAAGCCAGTATCTAGCGTCATGCTTTTATCGGCTTTCTGCGCTAGAGGAAGCCAGTCAGGGTAATCAATAACCATATATCAACCTCTTGCTCTCGCTGTTGCCGATGTGTTTCTTGTGATGGATTGAAGCATAGGGCCTTTGTTATCCATATCCATAATGAACGCCTGAATAGTTAGCGTATTTCCATCTTGTGATGTCTGTGCGTCAAACTTGTGTCCACCAGATGAATAGTCATTAAATACAACATTCACATTCATACCACCACTCTGCATATCTTTATTGGAAATAACCTTTCCATTGTCACCGGGGATCATGTATTGACGACCGTTGTTAGCCTTGAATATCTCAGGTTTACCACCTTCACCAACTCGATACATTGAACCAGCGTCAACAGGTCCACCATTTTTACGAGCGCCAGCAATTGCACCAACGCCAAGTACAGCGATTGCGGCTAAACCTATTTTCGCCGCTGTCCCCATTGACGCGATTGATGCCATAATTGCCGCAGGTGTCCAAGCGGCTGTTGTTGTGGCAGCTGCTGCCGTGCTCACTGCCGTTTGCGTTCCGATAGCAGCCGTTTGCACCGCCGTTGTTGCTGCAATGGCGCTTTGCTGTGCTGCTGCGCCAAACCAAGCAGCTTTAGCTTGCTCAATTCCAGCCTGAACAAAGGTGTTAATTAGGCTATTCAAAACTGTATTACCAATTGATCTTAATGCGTCAGAAGCCTCCATTGATTCAGTGATTATTCCTGTAAGTGCATTTGATGCGCTACCAGAGAATGCATCTAGTGCAGCCGCGGCAGCTTCGTTTCCTAATGATTGATTTCTCCAAAGCTCATACATAGCATCAGTTCTAGCTTGCTCATATTGAGTATTAGCGGCATTCATTAACTCTAATCCACGCTGAGTGATAGCCCCTTTTTCTGTTTCAAACTCACGAATAAGTGCAAGTTTACGCTCGTGTTCATTTTTGAGTTGCTGAACAGGGTCTACTTTCCCTTTGATGTCATCTTGCGGTGAGACAGCGTTATTAGCCTTTATTTCGGCTATTTTCTGTTGATATTCCGCCTCAATTTCAGCTTTACGCCTTGCTGCCTGTTCAGTGAGAGATACATCATCTTTTGTTATCCGCTCTAAGTCTGCCAACTGCTTATCGTGAGATTCTTTAGCCTTAGCAACCAAATCAAGCTCAAGCGCGGCTTTCTTATCTGCTAGATTACGCTCAATGTTGTATTTATCTTCTGCAAGTTTTTCGGCTAATTTAATCTGCTCGGGAGATGCTTTATCACCCAATGCTTTAACAGCGTCATACTTAGCCATTTCAAGAGAACCATCTTTATAACCTTTGTTTAAAAGCTCAATTTCTTCTCTCTGGCGCTTTAGTGCCTCATATGCCGCATCTGTGGCTTTGGTTGATTCCTTGGTTGTTTTGTTACGTTCTGCAGCGGCATCTTGAGCCTCTTGAGCAGCTATAGCATACTGAGTTAATGATGCTATCTCTTGTTCTGACAATCCATTATCTTCTGCGTAAAACTCAACTTGTAGCTTTCTTTTGTCGATCTCACTTTTTGCGTTGGCTAATTTAGCTTCTCTCTCTAGAGATTTTCTCAAGTCAAGACCTTTGTCTGACCACTCCATTATTAAGCTTTGTGCATTAAATTCTTTCTTTTGTCTGGTTGCACGCTCGATAGAGAAACCATAAGCATTCCAAGCATCTTTAGCGTTTGGCAATATGGATGACTCTCTCTGCAGAAGATCTGCTCCTTGTTTTAATGTTCCATTTAAATCAGACTGCATCATCTCTATTTTATAGAGAATATTACCCCTTCTTTCCTCTTGCTTTTCTAAATTAGCAACAGCTGTTTTTAGTTGGTCTGTAAATTTAGCTGACTTATCAGAATTTAACCCAAATAAATCAAATCCATCATTTAATTCTTTAATCTCTTTTTCAATCAAACTGATCGTGTACTTAAGTTTTGCAGCTTCTTCATCAGCGACTTCTAAGTGTTTTTTAGCCTCAACTATAGCCGCTTCTTTTGCTGCTCTAGAGAATTTTTTATACTCCTCAGTAAGACCTCTTATGTCGTCAGCAAACTTATTTGATTCTTCTCTAGCTTCTTTTGATTGTTGATAAAAGTAATATATAGCAGCACCAGCTAACATAGCCACACCAGCAGGACCGCCTAACATTCCCATAGCGCCACGCAATAAACCCATGGACAATGACGCCGACCTTGCCGCCGCTGCTGAGTTTGCCATTGCTGCTGTTTGCGCTTGTGTTGCTTGGGTTAATGTTATTGCAGCTTTTGAGGCTAATGATTTTTTAGCGATTAAGTTATCAAGAGCGGTTGCTTCCGCCAAGGTTCCTTTTGCAACGTTGTACTCTGCTTGAGCAAGGGCAACAGCAGATCTAGCGGAGGCTAAATCAGCCTGAGCCTTTCTGACTGACATATTTGCAGCATACTCACTTGCTCTTGCTGATTGCAGTGTAGCGACTGACTCTTGACGAGAGGCGGCTGCCATCATCACTTTTGACTTGGTAGCCATAGCTAATGCGCCAACATATCTTGAACCAACCACTGTGGCAATTACCGTCAAGACAGAGCTAAGCTCATCTAAATTCTTACTAACCGTAATAACCGCATCACTAAACGCACTAATGGTTGATTTTATTGTTGTATTTTCACCGAGAAACTTGGTTAGGTTGTTCCCAGCCTCTTGGAAAGCCTGTGACATTGTTCGAGTGGTTTTGGCAAACTCTTTACCAATCGCATCACCTTGAGAGAGCAAACCTTTCACAACAACATCAGTAGTTAGCTTGCCTTCTGCTGCCATCTTACGGAGTTGACCAATACCAACACCCATCGAGTCAGCAAGTGCAACCATCAAACGGCTACCCTGTTCCGCCACTGAGTTAAATTCTTCACCACGGAGAACGCCAGACGCGATACCCTGCGATAGCTGAATAATGGCATTTTCTGCTTCCTGTGCAGTAGCACCAGAGACGATAAAGCCTTGGTTGATGATGGATGTTAATTTTGCCAAGTCCGCTGCTGATGTGTTGTATTCTCTCGTGCCTCGCTCTAATCGTGCATAGAGCGTTGCTGTGGCATCGAGGCTAGAACGCGTTGCTTGAGAGATATCAAATACTCGCTGAGTAACATCAACAAGTGACTCACTCGCACGAACTGAGTTAGATAGCTTGTTGTTTAATTCAGTCCATGCTTCAGAATAACTAGCAACCATTGAAGCCGATAAATAACCAGTCAGAGCCGCCGCAACTTTAGATAGAGACTGCATTGAACGCTCTGTGTTATTTACTGACTGAGACGTTCGGTTAAAGCTACTATCCATGCGATTAAGGCGTTGCTCTAACTGCTGTTGAGATGTAAGTAGTTGCTGAACATCCATCTGTACTTGATAAACAATTTCGCCTACTTGTGCCATTTATCGGCTCCTTAAAATGAAAAACCCCGCCAGTTGGCAGGGTTGTGTAATCTTTAAAGTATTTTACTGTGATGCTTTTATTGCGTTAGTAGTAGCTTCAATTGTTTTTTGTGACATCTCTAATGCATCATCAGAAAGCGTTTGCTGTCCCCACTTGGTCACTTTACCCTCTTGAAATGTCACAACTAACCTATCCTGAGATAACTGCTCGTTATCTACCGGAGTAAATCCATAATAAACTTTACCCCAATATACCCATCTTTCTCTTTCTGTATTAACTTCAGTTCTTCTAGGGTCACCAAGAACTGTTCTTACTTGATCTTTATCCATTCCTAATGAAAGCATGGATGATTTTTGGTTGTAGTTAATTTGCTTTTCTTGTGCGCAACCAGAAATAATTAGGGCAGATAAAACCAAAAAAGAAGATAATAATAACCTTTTCACAACACCATCCTCGTTAGTTAATTTGTTGTTATGTTATATAGATGGTAATGCAAAAGAAAGCAAACTAACTCATTTACGTTTCCTACTCACCAATCGACGCTTACCACTGATCAGTTCATCATTCCGTTTATCATCTTGTTTCATGATGTTGTCATATTCTTCTTTGGTGAAGCCTTTTTCATCAGGATATTTAGCTTTGAGCATCATCTGAAATTCAGTCATGGTTAGCTGTTCGGCTTCCTCTCGATTCATACCAAAGTGCGCACGAGCAGAGCTGATGTAGTCAATTGCCATAAACTCATCTGAGAATTCGTTTTTGCCTTCGTTACGTTGAAGTTTACGGATCTTCGCTTTACCGATAATTCCGTGAGTGAATAATTCTCGAGCAATGACGATAATGTCAGCGATTGGCATCTTACCGTTTTTATAGACAATACCGCGCTTACCCGATCTCCATTCACCAATGAGCTCTGAACAATCATCATCACAGCACGCCTGCATAACCATCATTGCAGTTTGTAGGATATTACGCCCATATGTTGGCTTGCTAATGGCTTTTATTAACCATTCAGGAATAACCCCGTAGCTCATTACGGCGCGTGCAATTAACTCTTGCACCTCAGCGCCATTTAATTGACCGTAGGCTTTCACAATCTGTTTAGGCTCACCGATTCTTGTCATATTGATGAACGATGGTCTAAATAAGTAATCCTTTTTATCAGTAGAGATAACCATCTCCCCGATTTCTAAAATAGGCGTCATAATCCCTCCTGAATATTATCAAGGGCACTCGAAAGCGCCCTTTGTAATATTAAGAAACGGTAACAGTGACCACGCATTTTGCAGTTTTACTACCATCTTCGGATGTAACAGTGATATTTGCAGTACCTTCGGCAACACCACGCACAGTGACCACATTCACAAGCTGGGTAACTGTTGCAAAGTTCGGCTTATCGCTTACGGCAGTATAGTTTTTGTTCGTCGCATCGGTTGGGGTAAATTTGACAGTAAATGTCTTAGTTTCACCCACTTTTACAGACAGAGTAGCTGGTTCTACTGCGACACTTTCAACCACGATTTCTTCTTGTAGCCATTCAACCGTTTCTGCATCGGCAACTTTTAGCTCACCCGAATAAGTGGAAATTTCTTTTGTTGGAAATTCCATTGACCATGATGTAAATAACATATAGCCCTGAACAACATCAGAACCATCACCTTTCATATCAAGTTGAATCCAATAATCTGGTTGGCGACCAGCTTTGATTTCATCAAGAATTTCTTTTGCAATATCGAAAGCAGAAGTAGAGCCAGTTACGCCAGATTTCTTCAATTCCCCATCAAAACTAATGGTGAAGTCAGCACCAGTGACGATTGATTCTGTTAACCCTTTGATATCATCAGCATTAGACGTTACCGTCTCCATACCAAAATCGAATGACTTGGTTGTTAATGCACCTAAGCGTAAGAATTGATCTTGTGCTGGTACTTGGTCAGGGCAGCCTTTTGCAATGCGCAGAATACCTGCGTTACCCATCACTAGGCCTTTATCATCAGGGCATTGTGCCATGTTATAACCTCTTTATTTGCAAATAAAAAAAAGGCCGCATAAGCGACCTGTTGAGATGTGTTTAATTTAAGATGTACAGCGGAAAGAAAGCTTGAGGATAAACCGACCTTCTTCTGTCGGTATGGGTCTTGGTAGACCGCCTAAGTTGTAGATTGAATTGAGTTCGCAATCATCAGGGAATTCAGCAATAAAGTTTAGAATTTCATTAGCTCTTATCAGTGCAGGTTCAGGATCATACTGCGCAGATACTAGAACAAGCGTCACGAAATCATCAGCACCCAAATCAGCAAATCGTCCGCTACCATCATCAGGCTGAATAACAGCATATTGCTGAGTCTTTTCGTCTGGTTGCTCATTCCACGTCAGATATTGAACGATGAAACCATCGAGTAAATTACCTCTGTTTAAGTAGCGCTCAAACTTCTCGTGTATCATATTTGAAGCTCCCGTCTCACCGCGTCATCAATAGCCTTGCGTTCATCTTCAAAACCACGAGATAAGAACTCTTTACGAGCACTTGAACGCCTAAAGTTTTGCTTAATTCTTGGATCATGAACATAAACCGCGTAGTTTGCTGTATATCCGACACGACCAGTAACGCGAGTGCCATTAACAGTGACTTCCCTGAATTGGGAGTTGATAAGTGTTGATGTATCAATAGGTGTGTATATAGCCGCCTGAGCACTACCAATCAACAAAGCAGACTGAATAGCTCTCATCACTTTCTTGCCCTGTATATCACCAACAAGCGCTCTAAGGTTTGCGTTAGCCTGAGAAATACCCCTTACTTTTGCCCCCATATCACACCGCCGTTATCAGAGTGTAGTCATCTGCAATATGCTCAAATAGGTCTTCATCGCGTTTGATGAATTTTATTTCATCAGCACCGACAGATAACGGATCGCCTGAGTGCTTGCCGATAGCGATAAAGTCACCTTTTTTAGCATCAGCATACTCAGTCCAGAAAACCAACTTAATGGTGATTTCAGAGCCAACATCCAACTTTCCAGATTTAAGCTCACTACCATAACCACAAAGAAAATGAACCGGTTCTGAGAATGTAACTTTGCCGTATTTATCTTTTCCGTTTGGTCGCCATAAAGTAGCCCACGAGGTGTAAGCCCAATTCGCAACTGAACTCATTACGCCCCCCTACACATACAGCCACCTTTCGCTATCCACAAACCAGCATGAGCAGTTTGAGTTGGATCGTCTGGTATTAACCCATTAGCACAACCGTGCTTATCTAAACCACGCAGTAGTGACGCAGCCGATTTCCATCTATCACCAAACGATTGATATCTAAATGAGCGTGATGCACCGTTAGGTGCTGTTTGTGAGCTGATATACTTATCACCTTGACCAAGCGCCATAAGTGATAGTAAGTACATCTGGATTAACAGCGCGGTTGCTGATGGATAGTTTTTATCAAGGCATTCTTGAATACTGCCTACCTGCTCAATAAGTGCGTCGAGAATAAAATCAGGTAATTCTATTCCCTGCCCTGTTAAGTACTCTTTGGCTTGCTCTTTTGTGATCATTATTACCTCACAAAGCAAAGCCCCCTTTCGAGGGCATAAAAAAACCGCTTTCGCGGCTATTCGTCTTTGTCTTTTTTAGACTTGGCTTTTGGTGTGGCTGGAACCAGTTCAGCGGCATCATTAGATAATGCTCTAACATTAGCCTTAAAGGCTGGATGAAGATTTTCTAACTCAACCACCTGACCTTTTTCGACACCATGCCAAGGGATAATAACCTCGTACTTTGTCATTGCAGATCCTTAGCTCAGTTTAGCACCATAAACCACACCTGACTTTCCGTCACCGTCACGAGTAATTTGCAGACCTGCTGCGCTCATGATTTGGAAGTTATAGTTTTCCTGTGGCATAAAGCGAGGTTTAGGAACAACACCTGTTGCCATACCAACTAACGGTGTCACTACATCTTTACGGCGTTGATAAGCGATAAATTCAGAGCCTTTAAGCGCATAAGTCGGGCGAATTTCTTTCACGCCAGCATATGGTAGTAACGTATCGATAATGCGACCATTTACCACGCTATTACCAGCACCAGCACCGACAGAAACAACCACAGGCTTGATTAAGTTACCCCATGCTTCGTAACTCACCCACATTACATCGTAAGCATCCACTTTGTTGTTGAATGCAGTCTGACCGAACGCACCACCAAAACCAAAGAACGCTAACAATGCAGGCAAATCAGCTGTGGTTAAATCGATATTAGCACCAGAAGCTCCTAAGTCGATTTTCGCTGTGTTGCGGTGATTTTTCAGGCCTTGGCCTTTGTATCCCTCAACACTAATAGATGCATCACCATTTAAGAAGTAGTTAACTACTTTCTTATTGAATTGACGCATTTTTGCAGTTTGAGAATCAAGAACAAGGTCAATACCAACTGTGCTTAAACCCGCCGCATGACGCCAGTTAACACCAAAGCCAGCGGTAAATACTGGGATTGGGTCACCATCAGAACCATAATCGGTGTGATCATGAGAGTATGGTGCTTGACCATCGATACTGATTGATACGTCATCAGCAATATCACCAATCACGTTATACAGTTTCGCTGTTTTGCCAATTGGTAACACTGTTTGCAGGCCCATTAAATCATTGACGATTTCCATTCCTGTTTCTTGGTCGCGCAACTGAATAATATTGTTATCTACTTCTTTCCAAAAGTCCTTAGAGAAACCGCCTGACTGGTTTGCCGCTAAAGTCTCACCATCCATAACATTCCGATACTGGTTTATCATCAGGTTATGTTGCGTGTTATAGATATTACGTGTAGCCCATAGGCTATCCCACTGACGTTGCAGTCGGCTATTTGTTGCTAAAGTTTCAGCAGTATAAAACATGTTTTTTCCTTTTTATTAATCAGTAGTTGCAGTAGCCACAGTGCCAACACGAAAGCGAACACGAATGAAATCATCAGCTTTTAGCGTCACTTCATCTTGAGAGTAGCCAATTACTGATTCCGTATCAGCGGATGCAAGAGCGCCTTTACCATCAGCACCAAGCTTGATCGGAGAGTCTTTTTTATAAGTGCCAGCAGGAACCAATACAGCCAGCTCTCGACCTTCCTCTACATACTCACCAACCAGAGAATCACCAACCGGAACACCATCACGAATAGATAGCCCTTGGTGATATGCTGGATTGGCTACATAAATGCGACCGGATAATGCGGTGGCTTGAGCGAACTCATTGTCTGCGTTAATAACAACAAAGGTGCCCGGCAACGTAACTGCTTTTGCTGCGCGAGTTTCTGTGATTGATTTACCGTCAAGGTTTACACGGCGATAGCGACTAGTAGCCATTATTTAGCACCTCCAAAGTATTCCGCATAGTCTGGTGCGCCAGTTTGCTCTTGCTGTGCGCCTGAGTTGCCGGCCAAACTTGTTGCGTCACCAATTTGTTTATGCATGTCGATCAGTGCTTGACCTTGCAGTGAGTTAGCCACCACTTCACCGTATTTTTCGGCAACTGCTTTGCGCATTTCGGTTTCTTCTGCGCGTTGATTTGCGGTTAAAGTTTCTTTTAACTGTTCTTGATTGGCTTGTAACGTATCAATTTTTGACGTGATACCTTCCAATGCTTTTGTTACATTCGCAGCAATTTGATTGCCGATTTCTGAATAAAGCTCTGTTTTTTCTTCTTGAGTTAAAGGCATGTCGCCCTCCGTGCTGTTATTGATTGCAGGGCTTGCCTGCGGTTTACTGAAAGCTGATTTAAGTTTGTTTGTTACAACCTTCACCCATGACTCTTGACGCTCAACTTCTTCGCCTTGCGCATCAAAGGTGATGTTGCCATTTTCATTTGTGTAGGAATGTAGTTTTGCATTGCCTCCATCGATAACGATTACTGCATGAGTGTCTGTGAAGTCCGATATCCACACATAGCCATCACCATCAACGAATTGTTTCTTTGCAGCCATTTCAAGGCGATGTGATTTTTCACGATAAGTTTCACCAACTAGAGCGCCACTGTTAGTTTTAACCTCTGTGGCTTGGTCAGCATTAACCATCATTCCGACACCTTGAGCTGGTGTTGCTGCGCCTGACTCATAAAGCAGAATTGCGTCATGATCCATGCTGTGTATCTTTGCAATCCAGTTATAACCCTGCGCTTTCTGTTCTTCGTTTGCTTCGATCTGCTCAAGAAAAACAGCAACGCTCGTATGAATTGGCTCTGAACTTTCACCACTTTCAATCGCTTCGACGCGCTGAAGAACTTCTTTACCGCCTTCTGACTCTTTAGCCTTATCTACATCTATCCACTTCTCTAAATAGATGCGATTACCGACCTTGGAAACATTTCTGTTTGCTGCGCCGATATACCCAACATTAAGACCCTCGAAAGAAAGCGCTGACACAAACTGACCATCAAGCGTAGGGTGGCCTAATGGCGCAGGAGTGCCTTCTAACTCTCGGTAATGGGCGTCAATCTCACTTGCTGGATATAATCCACCATTCATAATGACGTTTGCTGGAAGCGTATAACTTGGGATAATAATGTGTTCACGACCGTTGTATGTTTCACGCCGAATAGAGGCGCTATTAACCTTGGTCGTGACATTTACTTGAATTGGCATCAGTTATTCCTCCGCCCATTGATAACCACGTTCTTTCATGGCTTCTTTTTCCTCTAACAGTTTATTGATGAGAGTCTTGTTGTAAGGTTTGCCGTCTTTATCAACAAGAACGGTTACAGTTGAGCATTTACAGTTAATTGAATTGGCATCACGAGCCCACCAATCACGTTGTTCATCAGACGTAAACATCTTCCCGTGCCTAGCTGCATGATTAGCTCTCGTCGTTGGGCTTAGTGCAGAGATATGAATTTCGCGAGTTTCAAGGTTAAGTATTTCCTTGGCTTCGTCAGCTTCATCTAATCGTGCCCTACGCAATGCACTTGGTATCTCTGTCCTTGCTATCCGGTTAGCTCGACGAGTTTCAATGCCGGATTGATTGGTTAGATTTCTCGCTACTTCACGAGGATTTAAACCTCTCGCGATACCATCTGTAAGAATGCGAGCCATGTCAGCTTTAACCTGACCAGACAGCCCTTTCATCTCCTCGAACACACGAGCGCGAACTAGAGCCATTCTTAACTGATATGGCTCACTCATCAGTATCGTTGCAATGCTTTGCTGAGTAGCTGCGTAAACGGTCGATTGCTGTGACAGGTTGGCGTACTGCTGTGCTGTTCCTCTTTCGTATGCTGTGCTGACGTATTCGAGGAAAAGAAAGTTACCGAACTCACCGCCATTCAGAAGCACCTCATCAACCATTATCTCACCATCTCTTAACAGTATTGATAGATAGTTAGGGTCTAAATCGAATTGGTATTTTCTATTGACGACTGGCTCAGAGGGGATTCTATTAAGAAGTTGAATATAGCCTTTTGATATTCTTCTAATGCGTTTCGCAAACTCCCTCATTGCGCCACGTTCTAGTTTATCAACTGATGTTGGATCAACTTTCGTTCCGGGTCTTATCGCCGTCCTTATCTTCTGTATCTTCATCAGTTTCACCTAATGGCTCTTCACTATCATTTTCATAGCCAGCAGCTTCCCTAATTTCTTCGACACTAAACACCGGCTCACTAGTAGCAAGAGAGGCTTGATTAATTCGGCTCATCTTCTCAGCGCTATCAAGCTTATCCATCGATGACTGTTCGTTTAAATCATCCCAAACAACCGTTTTCTCACCGATAGGCTCTAGTACCTTGATGTTAATTAGGTGGTCGATGAAGTCCTCTATCTCAAATGAGAGTTCGCTTTCTCTGCGTGATTGGCATCGTGCATTGAAATACTTCTGATCTTCGGTGCTGGCTCTTTCGCCAGTCTGCATACCAACCAATATTTTGGATGGAATATCCATTGCGGCTGATGCGGTTTGAAGATTGACGTTATAAGTTGGTGTCGGATCTGATACGGCTGTAACCATAGGACTAACATTTGCGCCCTTCGTAACAAGAACTGAGTCATTACCTGCGTTGATTTCTCTTGCTACTTCATTATAAATTTCCTGCAACCCAGCAATGTCAACGCCATACATTCTTGCCATTTCATCAAGGCTGGCTTCCTTTTCGTAGTTGATATTTAGCTGTCTTGCTGCGTTTTTAAGGAATGATTCACCAGAACCCCCCTCAACCTTTTCAAGACTTACAAAGGCGTTATAGGCAGGCTCAAGAAAGCCGATAGCGTCAACTGAATAATCACCTAGAATGAAAATCCTATCCGGATGAATATTGATATTTCTAGTCCCACCATTTGGTAGCGTCTCCGTGTACTGCCACATGCTAGGTTGACCGTAATTAGGAGAATTAATATCCGTCACCCAATCAGTAGGCTTAATTGCATTCGCCCATGCTGGCGTTGCTTTTTTAAGTAGCTTTGATTTCGTGACGGGCTCATGCCACTTTCCACTATCATTGATATGAAGAATTAAGCCCGCATAACGGCCAACAAGTCGCTTCTGGTCTGCTTCTTTGAACGCTTTCCAAATACGTTTATTCACGTACTTTTTAAATGAAGCTTCCCAAGTTGTTTCTTTCTTGTATTTATCTGCTTTGTCACCCTCAATCACTTGAGGTGATGTTTTCCAGCAATTACCTACGAGTTTCGTTACCCCACCAAAGGCAATACCACCACGGCGAAATAGCTTATATAAATCCTCAAAGGTTAAATCTTGTTTGAATCCGTACTCACACCAAGCAGATGATCGCTTTGCATCAAGCCCCATGGTTGGATTAACCAAAGCCATACGGGCACGAGCTATCGCGTCACTCACCATGTGATTGACGGCTAGTTTCATGTTTTCTTTCATTATCGCCTCAGTAATCGTTTTGGAACCAATAGGCCTGCGTTTGATTTTTGTGTGATATACCCATCAAGACCATATCTAACCGCATCCCAGCAGTGGTTGTTCTTATCATCAATAATGGGAAGAACCTCACCTGTGATCCGGTCTGTTTTATACGAGTAAAGACGGGCTTCTTTTGCTGTTTCTTTACAGCGAGGATGAATGATTATTTGCTTGAATCCGCGTAGATGTGTAATGCCATCTTCTACGCTACCTTGCCATTTTTTAGCTGCTGATATATTGAAACCTTGCTTTTTAATATGGCTAATAGTTTCCGGTCTTGAGTTGTCCGCTTTAATGGGCCACTTTCTAGCCTCTGGAATACCTGCAAACTTGGCGTCATCAGTTACTTCCCATTCTGATAATTGCTTATCGGTGGCCCCGTCTTTACCAGCGTAGAACTTCCACATGTCATTAAGCTCAACTCCAGCACCGTATGCTTCATATTCAATATAAAGATTTCTATCTAACATAAACATACGAACAAGGGTGTTAGGGTCTTTTGCAAACCCGAAGTCTGCACCGAATAGTAACCTGTCTGCTTTTTGCCACAGATTATCAGGGAACGATTGAACAACGTATTTATTCGCCAATACCTGCTTATCGGAGTTTTCAAGATAAGCCCCTTCCCATATCCACGCATAGTCAGAATATTCAAGACTGTTAAGATCATCAAGCCTTTCTTCTTCCAGAACATCAGGGAACCACGGGTTATCGTTGTAGTTCATTTCAACGATGATTGAATTTTTTGGAGGTGTTTTTCTGAAACGTTTATCAGTGGCACTGCCGTCCTTCTCTGGGTTCCATGTCACCCATATTTCAGAACCAGACTCACGGACTGTTGGTCTTAGCTTTTTCCACGCCAAATCTGATACTGACTCTGCTTCATCCACCCAAGCTAGCAGTATTCTTGCTTTGGATTTAATGCTATCTAAGTTATGTCTTAGCCCGCAGAATACGTAATTAACCCTCTTGCATTTAGTGCGGATATATTTTTCACCAATATCAAAGTAATCATTCAACCAAGGAATAGACCGTATCGCCTGTTTTACCTCTTCCATTGATGATTCTTCGAGTGAGTTCATAAACTCACGACCACAAAGAATGACTCCGCTAATGCCTTGTTCTGCTGCCTGATATGCTTTTACCGCACTCATCATTGCGAATGTGCGAGTCTTTGCGCTACCACGACCACCAAAAGCACCGCGATATCGAACGCCTTCTTTTGCGAACACCGGAACTAACTTGGCAGGAATTGGTAAATCAACTGTCTGTTCCATCAGGTGATACTCCTACCAGCCTAATCACTGTTGGCTTCTGTGACATTGACCCATCAGATGACTGATGATCTACCTCTTGCTTTTCAGAGTATCCGTGATTAGCCAGCATTAGCTTTGTGATTGTTGCGTTAAAGTCGCCAGCCAATCCGCTATTAATCAGTTTCATTTCCTGAAATGCCATAATTCCGTCTAACGTGTCCGAAAACTCACGACCTAGATCACTATCTTGCTTTCCGTACTCATAAACAGTTGAACGAGCTATTCCCAAATAACACGCCAAACCTGCAATACTAGGTATAACCTGACCTTCATTTTCTTTGTAACCGCCGTACAGGTATTCCTTTGCCTTAGCGATTAGCTCATTAGTCAGCTTGCTAGGGCAACCAACCTGTTTAGATTGTTGTCCCATACCTTCCCTTAATATTTACTGTTCAACCACTGGAACATATTTAATATCACTAATCTCATCAGGTGATATGTATACCCATGAACCATCGAGTGATGCGATACCGATTAACCCATTAGTCACACGAGGCTCTTTAGTGGTCATCACACCTTCGTATGTGGTTCCGTCTTTCTTAGTTGCTATTACGTGATATTTATTCACTACTCAACTCCACTTCTTTCCCTTGAGGTACAGCCTCAACCTTAAAGCACAAATCCGTAAGCCATCGCCAATTAGTTAACGCAGCGATGATTAACATCGGCTTCATGTAACGGCGTAATGTAACTTTGCAATAAAATGTTCTTGTTTTGCTCATAATCGCCACCTTATCTAATAAGCGAAAAGTGAATGCAGGTGTTTATTTCATTAAGAAGTTTGCTCTTATTTCTTCAATTTCATCTTTTTTGAAGTTACATATTGCAAGCTTCCCATCTCGATTGGTAACTTCCACTGTTAATGTCATTCTTACTAAATCACCATGATCACTATCGACATTACAACAGACTAATCCTCGGATAGGCTTTCCATCTGATGTGAAAGCGGTAATACGACCATTATCAGATACTGGAATCAATCCAATAGCGATATCGGTATCGTTTTCTAAGTTGTCATTATTTTTCATATCCCACCCAATAAAAAGGCCACTAGGACCTATTGTAATGTTGCAGAGTGTGATGGTTGATTGCTCGATGGATAAAGCAATTGCATTTGCCCTTTAACATCAAAAGCAGCCATACATCGAGCATCAAAGTCTTTGTAGTCAACAGAACTATTAGCAATATTTGTTACTGCCACCATTTGCTTTTCTACAGCAAGTAGAGCATCACCTTTTAGGTATTGGTGGATTTTTTCTCTGTCGCCTTTATTTTCTTTGACTGATTCATAGACATAATCAGGCAATGCAACGCCATAAACCCATTTAGCCGTGATGCCAGCGAACAATAACGGACAACCGCCAACATGACCGAAATAAGGAGTGCCTGACATCTTTGATAGCGCTCTATAATAGGGTTCTTGAAATCGCTTTTCCCACTCAGTAGCTTCTTTGTATGTCAGTAGCCCAATTACTTGATCTTCAGTTAATGTCATACTCTGTGACATCAACATGTTTTTAATGTGCCGGTCACAAGCGCGAGCAAATTTTGGTGATAACCATCTTGCGAACTCAATTACTAATTCAGGATGGATCCAAGTACCGCCATGTCGTCCTTTTTCTACTCGAACTAAAAGGGGAGAAATCTCCTCTTTAGAATTATACGCTTCAATATCAAGCTCTTTGCCAACCTCGTAGATATACTCTTTAGTTGATGAGACCCTTAACCAGTCTTTGGTTAGTTTTCCAAAGTGCCTAGCTGCTGCTGTAGCATTAACCCAACAATCGCCATTAAACGGGATCAGAGTTTCGTCATACTTCATAGGTACGATTTTAATCATTGCATATTTCCTATAGAAAGGGAGCCTGTAGCACAGAAAAGCCGCCCCAAGAGAGCTTGCCAGCTATAACGGCAGTTCTCAGGCTCACTTTCTGTAGACTCTTGGTGTTTTAGATGTGCGTGCTATGCACAGAGTGAAATACGATTTATGCAGATACGGGATTATCCCGTATGTAAAACTCGCAACCATCATCACGTATCACTACGTTACTTTGGTCACTTACGGCTTATCCGTCAGCAAGATATGGACCACCTCACTTATTTGCGAAGAAGCCATTAAAAAGCCCCGCTATTGCGAGGCTCGTTGTTGTTCAATTTCCCGTATTGCTTTCTTGTCTGAATTACATTGCTCAATAACCGATAACAGGGAAATGTTTAACATTAACGATTCTCCCCATGTCATTTGCTCGGGTATATAGGGCAATAGACAATTAGCGGTTAGGTGTGCCGGTATCGCTATGTGCTCCACTGGCACGTATTCTTTCTGAATAGTCGTGCATCCTGATAAGAGCGTCACTAGGAATAGTAGTATTGGCGCAATCATTATTGACAAGAACAGTTTTGATAACCGTTTTAATCTTTTCAGAATCCACGGCTGACCTATTCCGCTCTTCGCTATTAATCGATGAGACATTATTGATAATCCTGAATGTGCGGTTGGCGTTTTCTGTGATTGAGTTTTGGCGAGATAACTGGCTGGTTACTGTGTTGTAATCTTTGCTCAGCTTGTCGTAATCATCTATTACCCACCATAGCCAGAATGCAGATATTGCCAGTAGTCCAGCTAATACCTTAGTTAGCGTGTTCATATCACTTAACACCATTGTGCTCTAACGAGTAGTGATTGCCGTCATTGAATCGACCGCCCCACGTACCGCCGATAGATTCCCAATATTCACCAAGCAATTTATGATCACTTGATGCTGTTAGATATTTACCGTCTTTAAATAGGTTGAAATCCACAGCTAGGCGTTGTGTGTGTAAGCTGTTTTTAATACCTGATCCCGATTTGGCATTTAACTGTGCTTGCTCAGGCGTTCGGTATGCTTCTGAAAACGTCAGCTCATATCCGTTGTCGTAGGCAAAAATAATTAAGTCCGCAATCATGCGAGTGAACTTGCGTTGTTTCTCACCGAGTGTCATTTTTACTAACCCCTCTAAATATTTGCATCACATTCCCACGACTAAGAATTATTAGTGCGCATAGCGTGATATTGATTCCGACTTCAAATGGATCTGCATGCGTGTAGTCATTCGTTAATATTCGTAACGGGATCGAACCTAGTAGGATAATGAGTACCCACGCTATAAATGACGGAATGAATTTATATTTAGCACCGTTACGGTCATAGTTAATGAGTCGAATAACAGCAAGCAGGCATGAGAAAAAGTTGATGTAAATCCAAAACATTGAGATGGTCATCTTCCACCTCCTCTGAATTTATCTATCAGGTTGTTAATAACGTTGTTGATACTATCTGTGAGCGCACCGGGTTTAGATATCGTTACTAACACACCAACCAAACCAGCCGATGAGAACATTGCACCAACAGAGCGATCGACTTCTCTATCTCCGATAACACCACTCAGTAGTGATGACATGAAATCAGCTCCTAATATCCCGATCGCAAATGCAACCGTGAAATACGCCCATCGTTTTAATAGCCGGATATCATGAGCAGACAATACAAATATCACCGCCCCTGCGAACGCACCAATAACAACGCCTGCGTCCATACCTGAATAGAGACCTACAATAGAGACACCCGCTAACGAGGCGGTTGCTGTGCCTGTTAACGGCTCTTGCATATATGTAGTCCTGATTAGTTAATAGAACGCCGACTCACATCTCTTGTGTGAACGTGATAACGAGGGTGATTGATTCTGTGGTCGGCATAT